ATACCTTGTGCATCTTGCGAGTGCGGCGACGAACCTCGGTTACCCCAAGAGCCTCTAGGTCGTCTCTGATCTTCTCAAAGTCATCATTGACCTCGTGGGTCTGACCATTGGACATCATGACCAGCTCTCGATCCTCAGACTCGACGTACAGGAACTCTCCAACAACAATGACCTCAGCCTTGTCGTAGTAGGCATCGCCCTCACGGTCATCGGAGACAGACTCCTTGGATCCTTCCGGCCAGCGAGCCTCATACTCGTCCACGGCCATCGGATGTAACACGAACGCATAGCGAGCGTCAGACTTGTCCTGCTTCTCCGCTGCTGGGTCAAACCACACTCGATCCAACGGATTAGCGATCTTCTCGATCATGATGTCTTGATCAAAGGAGTTGTCATCGGCGTACTTTGAGCAGACACGCCAAGCGTCAAATCCACCAGTTACCATGCCGCGGCAGGCTTGGGCGTAGATTTGTTTGGCGTTGGATAGGTTCTCGATGTTTCTAATCAACCCGTCGTAAGTCATCGCTACGTCCTTTGTAGCGTTACCTCCAGCCGGAGAGACTCGGATATCAAAGTCAGCCTGCTCGATCTCAGAGGTGACCTGAGAGACGATAGGGTTTACCTGATCGAATGTGTAGCGCGGCTTGTTCTGGTTAGCATTCCACCAGTAGGGCTCCCACTGACCGTCACGCTTATCGAGGAACAGATGAGCTTCACGGGCCTGCTCGCGGTTGTCGTGATCAGCCTGCTGACAAGAGCTGAGCAAGTTTATGATCGCCTGATGGTCGTCATACTTCGCTTTGTACGAAAGATCGTCCTCACTGTACTCAGCCGACTCTTCCTTCTCTTCGCGCCCGTTGTCGTATTCGGCCATATCAGTTCCAGCCCGTAAAGTTAATTGATGTGGCAGTCTTCTGGACTACCTTTGGTGAGAACATAGACATCATGAGCGCGTCACCCATGTTGGGAGACGGCAACTCATACGGCTTCTTCGCCATGTCTATCTTCGACATTATCTGGATTTTACCATTATTTGAGCGTTTTTGCGGAATTCTGCAAACTTCGCTGCGAAGCTGGTCAAGCACACTAATCTCCGACGATAGGGAGATCAGCTCGTCTGGATGGATGTACTCGCCTTTCACAACCGCCCTGTAAGTCGCCTCAAACCGATCCCTGAGCTTCCACCAGTATTGCGCCCGCTTGTTGAAGAACGTGTCCCTGTTGGTCTTCGAGTCGGAACCGCTATAGGGAACAGCCGCATCATCGGGCGTTTCGGAGCCTCGGAACTGATGCTTCTGCATCTTCGTTGACTCTAGCTCCTGATCTACCTGCCTCTTCAGCGAGATCCCCAGCCCGTCACAATCCCACACGAACCAATCGGCCTGAGCGTCACGAGCCTTCTTCAGAGCCCAGTCCATCCCTTCATTTGAGTCGCCCGTGACCATTTCGCACACATCTAGCACGACAGACCCTTTCCGCAACGCAAAGCCTTTCGAGTCGCCGCCCTCATCAGATGGGTCATGGCTAGCAATGATTGCGCCAGACGCACTAAAGCCCAGCTTCTTGTGCGCGTCTATGGCAGCGTCGTACCACTCAGTCGGGATGATGCTGTCCTCAACCGAGTCGTAGTATTCGCCCTGCCAGATGTGCTGATACAGCGCCGTGGACATCGTGTCTCTGTCGTGCTGCATCTCCTGCTTCAAGACATCTGGAGCCAGTGGATTGTCCGAGATGTTTATCATGACGATCAAGTGCAAGGCGTCTTCGTAGAATCCGTCGCGCCGCAATTGCTTCTCGTATGGCTGGATGAACCGCTTGGAGAACGCATCAACGCTTGATCGCGGGTTAGCGCTGAACCAGACTTCCGACGCTTCCTCGCGCAGAGTGGGCGTCAGGGCTTTGAGAGAGTTGAACGAAATGGTTTGAGCCTCTTCGACCCAAAACCGTTGGAACCCGTGCATGGACTTCACGCCCTCTGGGTTTCTTGCTAGACCTCGGAACTTGAAGACTGGTTCGTTGTTTAAAAGGATTTGATTGTTCTGGACCTCGAACCCCTGAAGGTTCAGTCGCTCGATCTCTGACTTGAGCAGAGCATGCACTGAGTCGTCGATGCTGTTCTGGAATTCCCGAAAGCATGCAGTCTTGATTCCCTTGACCTGCGCGTCCATGAGGCACATGTCAGCAAAGCTCATCGACTTCCCTGAGCCACGGCCACCGATAGCTACCTTGAAGCGCTTGGGCGTGTCAATGAACCGCCTGAGCTTCTTGGGGATTTGCATTTTTGGCATTATTCGTACTTGTGCGCCTTCTTCTTTGCCTTACGCGCTACGTCGAGCGCGATAGCCACCGCTTGTTTCTGCGGCTTGCCAGACTCCACTTCTTTCTTGATGTTCTTGCTGATGGTCTTCTTGCTGTAGCCTTTTTTCAGTGGCATCACTCAATTACCTCGATGGTCCAGTGTTGATCAATCTCGATGGGATCGCCGTCCCTGCCTGTCAGCTCTGTGCGCTTTGTCTCGGTCCAGCCCGCGCGATGGCTTAGCCAGAGCTTGATGCTGTTGAAGTCACCCTCGTCTAAGCCCTTGTTATACAGCTTCTTTATCATCCTATCCGCTGCGCTAGAGAGAGATCTGTTATACGCGTCAAGCATCTCCGGTTGCCGTTGAAATACAGCCCGTAACGTGTTGTAACAGCAGCCTAAACGCATTGCTAGCTGCTCTTTGCTTAGTGAGGGCGCAAGATCCTCAATCAGCTTCATTTCGTCGTCGCCAAAAATCACTTCTCGACCACTGCTCATAGCTTTCTCACTGTTTAAATTCTTGGAACGTATCAATCGGTATCAAGCATACTGGTTCTTGGTCCTGCCAGTCTCTGACTTCGTTTCTGCCCCCAAATCCTAGAGTCCAGTTGACTTGGGCGAGATTGACGTAGCCAATCTTGTCTGACCACTCGACAACAAGAAAGGCTGGTAGCCCTGTGTCCTCTTCAAGTCTCTTGGATCCTTGAACTTTAGCCAGCGAAATCAGATATGTGGGGTATTGTAGCATAGGATTGGCGCGACAACGTAACTCGACCCATGCCAGCGGGATGTCGTCCCTGAGAGCAAGACAGTCCAAATGGTATTTGATCGAGACCTTCTGGAGATCACAGCGCCACTTCTGAGCCACGATGTCTCCCAGCCTCTGCTCTCTTGCCTTTGTCTCATCAGTCTCATACAGCGGCCTCATAGATGGATCCCCATGTTGAATTTGATGGGCAGGTTGAGCTTTCGGCGTTGCTCTCTGCGAGCCAGAGACTCTCTGACGACCTTGTAATCACTGTAGCTGATCTTCCCACCAGACTTCAGGGTCTCGTGAGCCAGAAGGATAACCGTTTCATCCCAGTCCCGCTTCTTGTTCAAGAGCCAGTTCTTGTCTTCTTCCCTCTTGAACGGTTGACTGAACAGCACGTCTGGCTTCATACCCAGCGCAGCAACTATCTCGGGCCCCCTAGCGCCGCAGGCGTGGCAGTACATCAAGATCTTCCCGTCTGCTTCGTGAATGCTCATCGAAGGCGAGTTGTCGTCATGGACCGGACAGCAAGCGACGTGGCCTTTGCCCTGCTTTCGGACCTTAGTCAATTCTTCTAAAATTTTGGCTAGCAACGCTCTTACTCCACTTTATTTGTGTGTGAGTTATGAAGTTGAAGACCTCTTGCGTGACGGGCCTCAGACGCCTATCCACGCCCTTCGGCCAGACGCCGAACTTCACACGATATTTGTGGCTCGCCCATCCGTCTTGGTAGCCGTGTTCACGAGCATACTGGAGCAATTGCCCCATCCAAGCAGACTTGTCCTCGACTTTGAAGTTCTTATCCACCTTCTTCAGCATCGAGCCGTCGTCACGCCAGACGGGTTCGTCGGATCCAATGACGTAGCCACAAGCACACTTTCTTCCCTGAAAAGCCGCAGAACACACAGGACAGTCTCTGGTGATTTTCTCTTTCTCTTCTTTTTTGATCTGATTCCGCTCATTGAACTGTTTCGTTCCGTCGTCTAGCCGCTGAGGAACAATGTCCTCGGGAAAGCCAAAGGTCTTCAGGTTAGCGGCGTGGTCGAGGTACGTTGCCCTTTCCTTGCCCTCAGCGATGCGCCAGATGCGGCCTGCCCGTTGGACAAACGCTATCGGTGACTTGGTGGGGAAGCAGTCGATCAGGATCTCAACCGATGGATCGTCATACCCAACACCCAAAAGACGCGAGCAGCACAATACCTTGCACCTGCCAGAGCGGTGGTCGTCGTAGATGTACTTTCGCTCCTCGTCACCCATATAGCCGTCAATGTGCAGAGCTGGTATTCCTGCGGCGTTGAATCTATCGACCATCGACTTTGAATGGGCAACAGATGGTGAGAACGCTATAGCACGTCTCCTAAGCCCGTCTGAGTGCTTTCTGTAGTTTTCGACTACATCACCGTTAAAAGTCTCATCGTCCATCATGGCGGCTCCTAGAGCCTCTGGATCGTAGTCTGAGCCACCTGTCGCCAGAGCTTTTGTCTTGATGCCTTTCCGGTTGATAGATTTGCCGACGTAATAATCTGTTGGGGTCAGCCAACCCTGAGACAGAAGACGCCTTGTGTCTGTTGTGACAATCAAGTCATCCCAGTGGACGCCCAGACCCTTGCTGAAAGGAGTCGCGCTCAGGCCGACAAAGGGCACGTTGTCGTACCGACTCATAAAGCCTTCGACCAGCCCCTTATACATCGTGTGGCACTCATCAACGATACCCAGACCGAACACGATGTGCTTTCTTCGAATAGCTGTCTGAATTGACGCTATTTGAATTAAGCAATCGGGATCGTAACGTGGGTCGTCTCCCTGAAGGACCGAGAACTTGGCCCCGAGCCGCTCGAAGGTTTCAGTAGTTTGGCCCACGAGTTTCAGGCGATCACAGAAAAACACTGACCTGATTCCCTTATCTGCTGCGCTCATCATCAAATGCGCTGCGATCATGGTCTTGCCCATCGAGCAGGGAGCAGCAAGGATGGGGCGCTTCTTTCCCTGCCGCAGAGACTCCCGAAGAGCCTCCACAGCGTCAATCTGGTGCGGTCTTAGTTCAATCATATGAATCCTTCATTTACTAAAAACCTATATCAAAATTTTTTGATATAGATTGTCAGATAAGAAACAAACCAACGCTTAAAAGCCAAAAGGCAAGAACGAATCCTACGGCTCCGACCATTGCGCCGATTATTTTAGCGATGGATTTCCACCGTGGCTCTGACCATGCAGCGCCGTCGTGTGTGCAACGGCGCTGGAAGCGGTACTGTTTGAGGTCGTCTTGGCGGCTCATGGTGCGTACTCCGGTGCGGTTTCCCAAAGTTCCCACGCGTAGTGCTCGTATTCGGCCAAAAAGTGCAGAGCGTAGTCGTGCAGGAGTTGTCGTTCACGGCGGCGCGATATGACTGCTGCATCTGATGTGTAGGCAGGAGCAAGTCCAAACTCTGCTATCTGCGTTTTAGTCAGATCTGCAATTCTTGACGCAGCGAATGTAATGTCTCCTTCTAGAGCCTCGTAATAAACTGTGCTTGTGCCTAACACCTTCGCAAGTGCCGCAACCGCAGCATCTAGCGCGGCTGGGGAAGGATCAAACTCACCCCATCGGATGCACTGGTCAAGGTTTTCTTCGATCACTCTGTACATTGCTATTTTTTTGTTCATGGTTTTTATTTCCCGTTATTATTTATTTTCGTACCCAAACTGTTTTCTTCACAAAGCCGGTGACCCCAGTTCGAACTGAGATTTTTTTGTGCGTTTTATATTTCTTCGCCCAATAAGCATCTTTATCACCTTGTGCGGCTTGCAATAACTCTTCGGCAGTTGATTCTTTACCGCTAAGAAAAAATTTTAAAAATCCATCATATTTTTTTGATTGGATACAAAACTGCATCAGATTTATAACTTCATTGAAATCGCTTGGCTTGAATTTGCAATTCACACCATCAGGATAAGTGTTGACGATCTCATATTTGTACATTGTCTTGTTTCCAATTATGGCCCCCGAAGGGGCCGTGGTTTGGTTTAAGCTGCGATCAGTCTTTTTTGAACTGCCGCTGCGGCGGCAGCTATTTCCTGTTCGTGACCAAATTCTTTTATCAATCGGTCTTTTTCTTCTTGCAGTTCAAAGACTGCAACTTTGCCTGTTATGTCTTTCAGCAGAAGACCCAGTTGCAAAAGACCTGAGAAGCTGGATGCGTAAACTTGATTATTCATTTGTTGATCTCCCATTGGCGAGAAGCACCGCGCCTCTCTATGGTTCCCATTCTACCCAAACCAATAATGTTGTCAACATATTTTGTTTACCAGAATGCCTTATTTCTTGTGTTTTTTGTATTCGTTTGTATCAATTAAACGCTCTCGAAGAATCGCTTTTTCCCACTTTTTACAACTGGGGCAGTACCAGCCAGACCTAAACGGCGTGGCTTTGTCATCAAATCCCACCACCTCAACCATCTGGCTTCCACACTTGCACGGTATCGCATCCATTTGATTTTCCTAGTATTTTCGACCATTGCTCAAATTTTAGGCACAGTTGCCCT